GAATCCAATAGTCCTCAAGCATGGACATGTGGTTTCTTTCGTCTTTAATTTCACCTGTCCTACTGTCATAAGTTATTTTGTTTCTATATTTATTCATCAATGCGGCAATATATTGTTCTGCTTTTTGTTTTGGTAAATTACCAACATCGACATAGAAAATTCTTCTATCTGGTGCTCTTGAAATTCTATAAATTACAACAGCATCTTCTATCTGTCGAAGCATGTTAACAGGTCTAATTGCTTTATGAGTATAACCAACCACTCTTTTTGTACTTGAATCTACTATTCCACTATGAATATATGAAATAGAATCTGTTGCAATTTTAATTCCTTGAGATGTTGTAGGAGTTAATGAATCTGTATCTAAATCTGTGTATATAAAATATTCATCTACGTTCTTAACTACAGCAACTGTTCCAGTTGAACCTGGTTTTATTTCTTTTGTTACTTTTCTTACCTTTTTAATTTTTGTTGGATCTATCCCTCTTAATTCAATAATGCCTTTTTGTGGTTGATTCATGTCTATTATTACATGATAATATATCTTTGAATCGATATACCATCTTCTAAAAATATCATCACCTTTGTTATGAAAATCTAAAAGTTTTTTAACATACTTAAATTCGTTTTGAAGTTTACCTTTAATGTTGTCAGATAAATTTGTAACATTATCTAAATTCATTTGAACACATTCATTCATATCATCGAATACAACTGCATCATTAACTATATCTTGAATTGCTTTATCTACTTCAGGATAAAGCGACATAGAACGATACTGTTGAATTAATGTATTTTCTTCCATGAGCGAGCCACCAAAGTCAAAGTAGCTGCTCATGATTCCACCAGTTTCAATTACATATGTGCCATCATAATCATCAGGTGAGACAAAAGAGGGTTGGGTCTTAGGAACCTCAACCCCCTCCTGTTCCGTTGATGATTTTTTCTTACCAAATGAAAAACCAAAATAATCGCTTAATGCCATAATAAAACTCTTTCTTTAAATATATTCCCAGAAATCGTATGCAAATGTCACAGGAAATTCACTAAACTGATCTACATTATCATAACTTAATTGCAATTCACCGACATCAATTGGAAAAACTCCAGTTAATCTAACTTTTTTCTTGAAGTTGTTTTGGTTACTGTGGTTAGAAGTTTGACTACCACTGAGGTCATCCCAGTGAATTTCGGCAGTAGATGTGACATTGTATGAAATGTCATGTATTCTTGCACTATCCATCTTTTCTAACCAATTCATCATGACTCTTCTCATGTCGCCTTCTTGTTTACTTGAATCATATAACTGAACTGTCCAGTCTGCAAATGTTCTTTCTCCAGAAAACTTAATTACTCTACCCATCCAAGGAACAGGAATCATTCCAATCGATGAAGTAGGCAATGCTGTTGCTTTACCATATAAGTCTAACTCGGCTATAGAACTACCTCCAACTAATGCTGGTAGATTTATAATTATTTTAAATCTATTATTTCTGGTTCCTCTAAAATTACTACGAAATTGTGTAATGTCTGTTGCCATATTTATCTCCTTTTAACTTTGGTTAATATCAACTACCTAAATCGTCTGAAAGATTTTTATTGGTAAATGTTAGTCTAATATAGTTGATTGCAATTGTTGGTTTGACTAAAACATCAGCAACAAATACTCTAGACTGAACTAATGAAGGAGGATTATTAGTTTCATCGCAGATTACTCTAAAATCAGTAATACCTCTTTGTCCTTTAACATCTTCAAGAACACCCTCTACTACTGAAGTGAACTTTTGTCTAGTCTCTGCGTCGTTGATTTCAAAGAGAATAGATCTTGCAATTGGATTAATTACTTTTCTCAAATAAATGAAAAGTCTTGCAACATTAATTCTGGATAAAGTTGATGTGTCAGATTCAGCAGTTTTATCTCCAAAAAGAATCGTACCTTCTCCTGGGAATGTTACTACTGGATTGATTCCTCCATCATATAGTGTATCTTGTTGTGCTATTGTTGGATTTTCACTTAATCTAACAACATTTAAAATTCTACCACGAGTTCTTCCGGCAGGAGAGAACCAAGGGAATGCATCTCTGTCACATCTAGTAATACAACCTGCAACATCTGGAGATAGATTTGTAGTGATTAGTTCATCTGCATCATCTGCACCTTCTCCATACCCATTTAAGTGTAACTTGCTACCTGCAACATAAACAAAGAATTGACTAGATGCATCAGATTCTTTTGCACCAGCTGCCACTCCTCCAGTTGCTGCAATTACACCTAAAACTGGCAATTCGCTTGCTGCTCTTGCATTTACTACTGTTTTTAAATTGGTATAGTCAATAGATCCTGTATCACCCATGAAGATTACATCATACCCGGAAGTTGGATCAGATAGAGATGTTGTTGCTGCTATTCCACCAATTCCTGTTCCACCAATTAAACATCTACTACCGTATTGTAAGAAATTATGAGCAGCCCACCATTCTTTGGCAAAATCTTTTTTCTCTCCCCCGGCAACATCAATAAATGCCGCAGCTGAAGCACCAATTAATGCTTGAAGTGTTCCACCAGTCACGCTGGCAGCGATTAGTTCTTTTTCTGCATAATTACGAAGTCTCCCATAATGATCTTGAATATTTAAGACAGTCATTAATCCTAATTGTTTTTCTAAAGTAGTACCCAATGAAACTACTAAACCATCATTAGATACCATTGCGCCGATGCCGGGACTTGTGGTTTCTCCGAATGGGGCTGTCAATGATTCATCTATTACCTTTATCGTTACATTTGGTCGTGCCATTTTATTCTCCTTTAAATAGTTTGGTTTAAATTATGTATATTTTTTAATATCTTCAAATAAACCAACCATCTATGGTATCTCTTTTATCAAAAACAACCTTTCTAGGTAATTTATTTTTATCTACCAGTATCCAGGCATCTTCCTCATTGTTTTGTTCTTTGTCGTCCATTTCATCGCTAGATCCATCATTATAAAGTAAAGGTAAAAGTTCAGATTCTATCTGCTCAATTTGACTCTGATACATCTCAAGACGGACATCTAAATTTGTAAGATTTTCAAAGAAATCTTGTCGGGTTGCCCATGCAAAAAGAACCAGACACATAACCAAGTCGTCATTATGTCCTTCGTCTGCTTCAAAACTTGTCCGTTTGGCAATAAAGGTGGTAAGTTCGTTTATGATATCAATATCACTGAACTGAAGTTTGTCCTGTTCGATTAGATTTTTAAGAACCGAACATCCAAGTTTCTTTACCAGACTGCTGGTTTTGACCCCAAATTGGAGGTTCTTAGATCCACCAAATTCACTGATAATTTGGCCTTTTCTCCCCAACATATTAACTTTTACCAGATTTTCATATTGTAAATCGGTATGTAGAACATCTGCCACTTGGGAACCGATGTCGTTAACTTCTACCAATATCCACGCATCGTTATACTTTTTACCAACCGACCGTATAATTGACGGAAACACCAGAGGAGAAATGATATTATTTCTAAATTTAGCAACTACTTTGTATGGGGGTTTGGTGACATCTATAATTACAAACGCGCTATAGTCCTTTCCCTGTCCTCTGGCGGTATCTACAGTCATGAAGTAGACATGATCGTTGTTGCTGTCTTTTTGATCTTTCACTGGTTCTTCATAAATCCAGAATCCGTCTTTGTTTCTGATGAGGGGTGGAGAATATGTTAGGGTATGAAGTTTATGGGAGGCAACCAGAGTATCACTAGAACCGATGAAATCACATTCGAATTCTTGTTGAAATTGCTTCTCTGAGGTATTTTGAATTGTCTTCTTTCTCCACTCATCATCGCGGAGAGGTCCTCCCGGAAACTGTGGAGTTTGATTCCAAGAAATATCAATTGGAATATATTCGTTGTGTTTGTTGATCGCACCCTTCCAGAACTGATAAAACATGTTTAGACCGTTTGGGGTGGAAATGATGATAACCTGAGTTGTCTGTCCAGCAGTTACTGTTGGATATACTGAACTAAAGAATTCTTCTGCCACGGTCACCGGAACGTGTGCAAATTCGTCCAGAACAATGATGTTGAAAGAACCACCACGAACTGCCGAAGAGGATGTTGCCGCAGCAATAATCTTTGAACCGTTTTCTAATTTGATTGAGTTCTTATTCCATTCAACAATCCCCTGCTGCAACCACCACGGCAAATGTTCATATGCCATTTTGATACGTTCAAGAACTTCTCGTGCTGCCGTCTGCTTGTTTGCTAGAATGGCAATATTCATGTTCTGATTGAACAATGCCTTGTTTAGAAGATAACCAGGACCCACCGTAGTAGTCTTACCAGACTGTCGGGGAAGTTTACAAATTACATGTCGGTGATTTACAAGAGTCTCTAGAATTGTTTCCTGATAATCATATGGAATAAAAGGAATAACACCTTGGTCAAGAGAGACTACCTTAATGTATGTCTTTGCAAAGTAAATAGGATCGTTCGCACACTTGATGTATTCTTTAACTTGTTCTTTTGAAAAGTCAACCTTTACACCAGTTGGTTTTAAATTCTTATTTCCTAGATAACCTTTTTTCTTATATCGACTGCTCGCCATCTTCATCGTCCTCATCATCAATCACTTCTGCTTCAGGTAAATCTTTATACTGACTTCTAGATTTATTAATTAGATTTTGAAGATCAGTAGTAGAACCAACATAGATTGAATTGTTTGTTGTGTTCTTGATTGTCACATTTTCTTTTTCTGCGTCTTTTGCTTTCTTGTGTATTTCAATAAGATCTTTGTTCATTTCAGTTACAGTTTTGAGAAGCAACGAAGCAACTTCATATGCTCTTGGTGAATCTCCTGCTTCTGCAACACGCATGATTCCCTGCACTGCATCCATCCCAGTAGTAATCATCTCGGTGATACTGTCTCTGGCCTTTTCAAAGTCACCACTTAGCATTGCCTCTCTCTGTTCTTTTTTGATCTTGTCTAGATCTTTTTTACAGACAGGCAATTCTTTTGGTTTAGATGGATCATATTCCACATCTAATGCTTTTGATATTTTTTCATTTGAATCGCTCATACTCTATATGTAATACTTCCAGTATCTACATCTCCCGTATAACCAGTATCTTTAAACGTATTATCTACTATGTCAACTGCATCACTAGCAGTTTCCGTAAAGGTCTTAAAGTTAACATCCACATCCTCAATTGGCCCATATCCTGTTTCTTTAATTCTTCCAAATATATAACTTTTTGCTGTAAAATTTAAAGTACTTGTAACACTTCTTCTCGTTGCATAAGTTCCTTCAAAATCTTCCATTGTTTGAACTGTATTTAATTGAAATGGAACATCTACCTTTGTATTTAACTCATTAAAATTTATAGTAACTGTAAAATCTGGTGTAAAGTTTGGAAGTATTTGTTCTATTAATTGAAAATTGTCTTCTATAGTTCTAGTAAAAATATATACACCAAAATCAATATTATATGGAACTTCAGACCACATCCTTTTAGTGCTATTACTAGTTGAAGATATTACTTTTTTAAGTTTGTTAAGTTTTCGGGAAGGATCATATAGGATATTAGTAATTGTAAATCCAATTACAGGCAAGGTTATTCCTAATTTAGTTCCAGTAGTAATGCTACTTGCTTCTGTTAATCTTCGAACAAATTTTTCTTTTGGACCATATGTTAACGGAACTCTAATTTGTTCTATTGCAGTATTAGTTGAATCGTATCTTGACAAATATATTTCATTAAAAATAGATCCAAAAGCAACCACTAACTTTTTAAGAGATCTGTTGTAAAAGCTATCTTCTATTCCAAACATCAATAACCTCCCTCAGAGAAAGGATCTCTTTCAGTGAAATCAAAAATAGAATCTGTACTTGTTTTCAATTCAAGTTTGTCGTTATCTCTATCTGGATCCTCAGATTCTGGATTTCTTGCAATCACTATAGTTGTACTTGTGATTCCTGTGACATAATATTCAGCACCAGAAGTTAGACCCTTAATGCTATTATTATTTTCTAAGAATGTTCCAGTTATATCACCAATATACAAACTATTAGATGTTAATCCTGTGGAATAATTATATGTTGAGACAAAATCAATAACCAGTCCAACAGCATCTGCATTTGCAATATTTGCAGTTGCTCCAGTAACACCATAAACTTGAAAAACTTTTTCTCCTTTATAGTATGAATATGAATTAAACTCTGCGGTTGATCCAAGACTTATAAGTTTAAGATATTCTTTTCTATCAACTTGTGTTCGATCTATATCTGTATTTCCAGTACTGATGGTTTCGTGTGAATAATTGAACACTTCACATGTTAAATTGTATGTTGTTAATTTTCCAAATTGAAAGAAGGGTTGTTTATCTTCAACAAAATTGATTTCAAACATATATTCCATCATTGGAAAATATATAAGATCACCTTCTCTTGGTCTAGTAATACTTGTCTCTTTAGTACAGACTTCTTGTTCAAATCTGGTTTTTGATAAAACTAGATTTATTCTATCAGTCAATTGAATACCAAATTTACTGACAATATCTCTTTGTCCACCAAACTGTTGAATGTCACTCAAATACATTTCAATAGGATATCCTTTAGTGAATTTGCTCCCCTGAGTATCTTCTCCTAAAGTTTGATCCAAATTCATATATTGTCTTGGGATATAGACAACATCTCTACCCGTTGCTTTTATTGTTTCTATAACGAGATCGTTTAGTAGAGATTGTTCACCAACATAATCGTTGAAATATGGATTTATTGCCATTTTTAACCCATCATAAAGTCAACTGGTAATTCATAGCTTCTCAAGAATTCGTTTTCAATTTGTGCAAGTTCTTGCACTGCTTCTGCATATATCTGAGCACCTTTCATGGTTATTCCACCAGGCAAAGCAACTCCATCATATTTTGCCATATTAGCACCCCACTGTCGTTTTATTAATGCTGTGCAATAGTTTTGTAACCATCTGTCATTATAAATTTCTGTAAATTTTTCAGGATCTAGAGCAGCGTATGCTTCTACTATAATGTAATTTCCAGGACTAACATCTTCCATAGATCCATCTAGATATAGTCTATTTGTCACTTTACTAAATCTAATTGCTTTTTCTGGTTGAAAAAAGTCTTGAATAATTTTAATATATCTTTTAGTAGAGTCGTATGTTGCCATACCAAGAGCAGGAGATCCTGCTAGTCCTCTGTTGATTCCAAAGTAGTCAGTTAAAGCAAGTTGATATCTAATATCAAACATATCAATCGATGTAAAATTACCAAATTGAAATATTTTAACTACCGACACTATATTAGATCCGTTTGGACTATCTCCAGTAATACCATTAATAGGGCCAATATTATTTGTTTCAATATACTTTCTATCAATATCGGTTTGTGTTAGTTGATACTTAAAGTATCCTTTTTCTACACCATCAAAGTGTCTTTCGGCGAAAAATAATAGACCTTCATCTATACGATCTTCGCATTGTTTATTATCAACATTTATTTGAATTACTGGTTTTCCCAAAATGCGAAGACAATAATCTATTAGTTCTTCCCTTGAATTAATTGTTGGCATAAAAAAATCTCCGTAGTATTTATACGGAGATTCTTTTAGTAAAATTTGTTATTTTTATGTAGAAGGCGGAGGTGGAGATGGATCCCCTTGTTCTTCTTTGTTTGGAGTTACCGGCAACGGCATATTATGAACTGTGACTGGAACCAAATCTACATCCTTATATGACATATTTTCAATGTAATATCTTCTAGTGATTGGTTCGACTCCTTCGTCTGATTTTGACTTTTCGTAATTTGTAAATCCAGGCATTTGTAGAGGACATGCTAGTTTTGGATAGTCTAACTTACTATATTCATCCCCTTCTGCAACGAGCCAAGTTCCCTTACGGTCACCACAACCACATCCACCACAAAAGTGTTTACCTTCAGTTGAAGAATTCTTTAGGTGTTCACAAGGTGGTAAAACCCCGCCCAAATGTTCATTACCAAAACAAGAAAGAACTCTTAGTTGCTTTACTGGTTTAGTGACTTTATTATCAGAAAATCCTCTAGAAGCAATTGCTGAAGCAAAATTCTGAACCATGCTAATTTTATTGCTTAAAAATGACTTCTTTTCTACTTTTTCTTCTTTTCTAAACTCTGGTTTTGATTCTTCACTCATTATAAAATTCCTTTCAATCAATTTTAACAAATTAGTTCAATAAGTCAAATCAATTTTTCTAAAAAGTCTAATTTTGGTTTTTCCTTTGTATGGATTATACACACTTATTCTTCCAAAGGATTCGCTATTATTTATATCAAACGATTGCGAATATAGCAATTTAGAATTTAAAGTAGTCGAACTTGTGAATGTATGTCCCCATATTCCATGAGTAAATTTTGTTGCATATGTGTAATAATTTTCGCTATTATTTACTAATTGTCTAGCAAAAAATGCTAACTCAAGTAATGAAGGTACATACCAACCCATTATACCTCTTCTATTAAATTTCTTAATAGTATTAATGGTTGCACTATCCATACCAGAATATTCATAACCAGAACCATATGTGTTATAGAAACCATCATGCATTGATGTGGATTCCATTGATTTATAAATTTCTTCTTGGGTAAATAAAGTTGTTTCTATTTCTTTATTTTCTACAAACAATGCCCAAGATTTTGATTCTGAACCCTTTATGTCTTTACTAGATCTAAATATATCTGGTCTTTTTCTTAGATCCTTTAGATCGGAACCATAAACATCTGATGTTCTTGGTGAATTTATTCCAATATAATTTGCTCCTCTAAAGTAATCACCAAATGAAAGTTTTAAGTTTATGAATTTATTTAAATCCATTGATTCCGTTTGAAGTATTCCCTCATCTGAAAATACAGGTGTCGAGGGTGAATAATCACTTGAACAAATATTTTCTATTCCGGTATCATAAACAGAAACGAAATATCCTCTACAGTTTGAAACAGTCGATGTATTACACTCGTATGAATATTTGTTATCTAGTGTTTTCTTTAAGTTGAAACATACACCATTTCTTCTCAACCCTGTTTCTTTATTTTTATATGTTAAATTCTTTTTAAATCCACCAAGAATAGTAAATGCCTCTGGAGTACAATCATATGGTGAAGTTTGCTCTGTTGTCATTTTTTTATTACAAAAAGCACCACTAGAATATACTGATGGATTTTTGGTTGGGAATGCTAAATTTTTACCATCACATTCCGTACTATTACATACATTTTGACATGTTATACCAAGAGGAATATTAAATTCATTGTAAAGCATAAAACAACATGCTCTTGGAATTCTAGTATCAACATAACATGTCTCTGGTTCTTCTTTTTCTTTCAACAAATACCCAGGTTGTATGTAGTTTGAATTTTGTCCTTCAATATTACAGTCACCTCTACCAGTTCCAGAACATTTACCATAATATGAATTTTCATAAGACTCGACGCAATCACAAATACCATCTCCATCATTATCATGAAAACAACATGGCCAGTAAGCTATTGTATCTTTTGAACACCCACAACACCAATTACAACTGTCAATAACTCCATCATCGCTAACATTACAAAAACCAGATTGTGGACATTGACTTCTTTCTCCCATAAAATAACCATTATAAATTTCACACACTTCAGGGGAAACCTGAATACATGTTTGTTTACCAAGAGTATTTTTAGATAAACAACAAGCTCCGATCATGTTGGTAGTGTCCTTGATATTAGCTGTGGAGTATCTGTATCAGTCATATAATATACATATCTTTGTGTACCACTGAATGCTTCGCTAAACAACTCACCACAGCTACCACCAGATGATACTAATCCAGAGTTTGGTGGTGTTTGTTGTAAAACACCACTAAAATATTCTGATTTACATGTACAATTTTGAGGTCTACATGCCGCATTACAGCATTTTATAATAGAAAAATCGGCCGGGTTGCCAGAGGATACGTCATATCTTTGAAATTTTACACCATCTACTGTAGTAATATATTGTGATGGTTCATCAACATTGTTCCAACAAATGTTGGTTGGAGATTTAGCAAATTCTGCTGTTGTATTGCAATTAGAACAAACACTATCGTGTGAAACAATTTTCCATATAATATTAAAGGGAGAAAATAAATCACTATTACTTAACTGTCTGTACAGTGAGTCACCATAAAGAGTTCTATTTTCAGGAGTATCAGTTACTTTTAATCTTTTAAAAGTATCGTTTGTTGCAGACGGACCAGTAAATTCATATAACAAATATATATTTGCATTACACGCAGTGCATTTTTTCCTTTTTTCACAACCACTACATGCAGCACCAGTACAAGTTGCATTTTGAAGCCATGCAGTATTACCATCTAAATTCGTAACCTGCGAATCTCCATTGATAAGAGCATCACACTCTGCTTTTGTTTTTCCTTCTAAACACTGACAGCATTTGGAAGTTCCTGATCCTATATTAAGATTATTTTTACATGGTGGACAACTAGTATTATCAGTAATATCGATGGGGTTGGTGCCCGCATTGTAGCAACATCTACCAGTCGGAGCAGCGACATTGCATGGATTGGTTCCATTACAATTTCCACCAGCAGTAAATGTCTGACCAGTACCAGTACAACATCCTCTAGTTTTAACTGCACATGTGGTAGTGCTGCCTGTAGTTGTACAGCATCTCCCCACATCTAAAGCAGAACACAGATGAACACCACAAGGAGTAGTACCTTTGGGTTGTGTTACTACTGTTCCGCTTGTAATAGGATTACACGCTGCCGCAGTATTTGGACACAATGACGAACGAATATTTGGTTGACAGTTTGCAGAAGGAGATTCAGAATAACAACATGTTACTCTCGGTTCGGACGCACATGTAAGAATACCACCAGAAACAACTCCACATTGTTTACCAAAATTAAAGTTTGCTTGAGAACAATTTGCTCTAATTACATTATTAGTACATGTTCCTCCAGTATCAACATCTCCATTACAACATGCACCCAGATCACAGGGAGGCCCACCATTTACATTAGCACATGTTGTATTTGAACCCCCCCAAACTCCATTCGCGGCCGCACAATCTCTTTGTGTATAGTTTCCATCTGGATTTTGTGGGTTGACAGGATTGCATTGTCCACCAACACAACATCTACCATAAGGATCTCCGGGTCCGCCATCTTCGCAATCACTAAAATCAAAGTTTGGACATTGATTGCTATTTCTATAATTGCAAATACATGTTGGATTTGAACACACGGGACACTGAGTCCTAGTTGTATGACCCGCTATTGGAGTAAGAAAATTACTTCTATTTTGATAAGAATCTGTAAAAGAATTACAACAAGTTTGTTCAGTTGATGATTCTGTATTTGGATTTAAAACTGCACTAAAATTGTCTGGTTTAGAATAATACTGAAGGTTGGAATAATAAGCACTATTATTACCTGCAAATTTATTTGCAGAACTAGTGGAAGTAACATCAGTAAAATAATCTTTGTATTTTTTTGCAGGAGAATCTAAACACCCCTCGCAACTATTCATGATGACCCCTCCTGGAAGAGTGCCTGGATTTCTGTCTCTTGTTATGCCATTGCCATCTTTAAAGTATCCGGGATAGAAATATTTTTCCTCTTTGACTTCTGCCGCCGATGATGCCTGTTGATATGGAATGTTCAATTTATTACAAATATCACAATCATATTTTGGCAACTGAATAGATACTGGATTTGCATCAGCAGAACTTTGAACTTGAATGTTTGTACATTCATATCTTGAAGATAACCATCTATGTTGATTTGTACCTGTATTTTTATTATAGCAGTATGATCTACTAGTTCTACTTCCTGCACAACTTATTCCGTCGTTAAGCGTTAAGTCAAATTTACAACATACACCCATTGCTCCCTTTAAATAGCAATCTTTTCCAAATTGTGGAGCGTTTGGTTTTATGTAATTATTAAAATCAACCGCAATATCTTCACCAGATTGTTGTTGCCATCTTTGAGTAGTTCTTGCCCCATATTGTAAACATTTTGGAATGTACAGATTACCAGTAGCATCTCTTAATTCTTGACTTAATAATACATCTCCGGCAGTTTGATTGCATGATGAACCGAATGGAATTTCTAATATTCGTGTTCCATTAGCATTATAATTCCAATAAACTTTACTACAACCAGTTCCATCTCCTTTACAGCAAATATCCATTCGACATGCGTATTCTATTGCATTAATATTAACCCCTATTGGAGTTGCATCTGAAACTATAGTTGCCCAATGATCAGGAATTGTTGTATTCCATTCAATAGAATCAAATTCACTGGGAGGAGTGCATGACGGATCATTAGATGGAAAGTTACAAGATACACAGGTAGGAAAATGTCCTGTAACTTCTCTCTTGAATAATCCTGTGCATTGTCCTTGATCCACTATTGAACATGTATTTGTAAAATCATCACAACAAGTAACAAGTAGAGCGCATGGAGAATCGGGTCCTGGCACAGAAGTTCCACCATAGGTTTGACATGTTGTAGACGCATCTCCTCTTAATTTACATACTCCTATAACATCACCAGTATTGGGCAAACAACAATATATTTTTTCATAACCACAACAAGCAGAACATTGTTCAAGATCAGAGTTATCATAAGTAAATCTTAGTTGATAATCATCTTCATCCATTCCAGAATTCATACCAGTAAATAAAGATCCTGGATTTATTGTGCCGGTTCCCTTGCCATTTACAACTGTACCTGATGCTATTTCTGGAACACCAAGAATTGGAGTTGATGAAATACATTGATTTACTGTTGGACAGGTTTCCCCTTCTGTCCAATCACCATTACAATTTTGTTCTATTATACCTTCTTGACAAAATGGGTTAGTTGCAAGGGAACAGCATCTTCCAGTTGGAGTAGGATCCCCAGTATCTTGTACACGAATTATTACACTATAATTTGGAAACGAAGAACTTGGGAGATAAAAAGAACTTACCTTAATTCCTTCATCATTTCCATTTGGATCTATTACACCATCGTCTTTAATTTTTACTTTAATAGTATTGCTACTAGTTCTGCCAGCATCATATGTCCCTTCGCCCATTACAAAATAGAATGGTGTCTGTGGATTTGATCCAAAGTTTGCTGAAGTAATGTTTGTCCAACCATTTGGCTCAAAATCTATATCGTTTGCATCAAATCCTTGAACTCCTTCAATTTTTGCAAGATATTGATCACCTAAACATACATTTTTTGCATTTAATCTAAATTCTAGTTTAGTTCCTTCTGGAACATTACTTGAATCTGGTAAATAAGAATATTGGCCAGTATCACTATTATATTGATATGCATATATTGTGAAATCGCCTGGGGGGAGTGAGTTTTCAATAATTTTAACATTTCTAGATAATGTCGGTATATTAAAATCAGTAGGAGCAAATGTTCTTCTAATATTTTGTGCTGGAGCAATTGAGAATGTAAAGTTTTCTGAAGTTGTTCCTTGACATGGATCTCTATCTTTGAACTTATCATCTTTAACTTTAAAGTAAATTGAACATGTTATACCGCCTTGACCCAAGTTGGAGCCTGGCGATGCGCTAGCTGGAAATGTTACTCCGAATATATTTGGAGCAAATTTTAAATTTGTTGATGGATTATATGTTCTTGTTGTGATTGAAGAACCATTATAGTTTTCAATTCTAGCAACTATGGTATCAAAGTCACTATATGTTAATCCAGTAGTTCCGGCCGCGGGAGTTATTAAAAAGTTTATTTGATTAGAAGCACTTGCTCCTGTTCCAGTTATAAACCCACCATATGAAGTAGAAGCAGTATTAAATGGATCAAATCCTACAGTCTTTAGTGTAAACGTAACTCCTATGGGATAGGATGTTGCTGACTGAGGATCTTCACCTATTGTTGCATCTGTACCATTGAACGGAATAGATGTTAGATTTATAGATGGAGTTTGTGCTTGCCAGTAATTACAGTTATAGACATCAATAATACCACTAGTAACACCTGTTATACCTCTATTTACTTCTGGTAACAAGTATATAGAAAATGTTTTTCCATCGGAGCTACCAGTTTCATCTGTTAATAAATTGTAATTTATTTTAAACTTACATACATCGTATCCAGTATTTCCGCCAGGTGGAACATAAATGGTAAACATTCCAGTAAATCCATTACCATTTTGCCAAGGTGAAATATTATCACTTCCACCAAATCCAGTTAGACCTGCCCCGGTTATTCCTGGGGATAGAATTTTAAATGGGAAAGTTGCACCATTTGGAAAATTTACAGTCTTTAAAGATAGGAAATAATCTTTAGAACCTTCACAAACATAATTATCAAATGAAGTAGAGTAACCAGTAGAACCAGAAATACCAAGTTCAAAACTAATCAATTCTACTATGCGAACCATGCAATTAGTACAAGAATCAGATAGTCCGGTTTGATCTGGCCATGATAACTGGTCGTAAATACTAGGTGGATATATTATCATCGGCCGAGTGTCTGGTATATTCCAAGGATTGCCTGGATAATAAAGTGGTACATTTAATTTATTCGGATAAGTTCCATCATCTGCAAAAGGATTTACTTCGGGAGATAGAAAATAAAATGTTGTTCCATCTGCTTGATAATAATAATATTCATTAGATCCTGGCCATATACCAAAAGTAAATCCTTCATCTGGAGTTTCTACTGCATCACTAACCGCTCTAAATCTAATCGAACTGCCCGTAGTCATATAATAATCAAACGGATCATTAGCAGGCTCCCCGCTTGAATTCATATTACATGTTATTATACCTGTAAGACCAAATGGATCTCCAGATTCTGTAATAAAATCTGAAGAAGTTACATCCGTTCCATATATTTTATAAAACCATGTAGTTCCTGGAGGAAGATTATTAACACTAATCTGAATTTCATTCCATGATTCAGATCCTTCCACAATATATGATTCAGCATTAGGTCCGCCCCATATTGCATTTAAGAACACTCCATATTTTGGTCTTCTGCCATCGTCCACTAAAGATAATACTTGTTGTCCTCCATAACATTTTACTCCAGGAAGACCAGGTGATCCTCCTTGATATGGTAATGAATCAGATATACAGAACTTAAATGTTATTGGTTCTTTGTCTTTTGTTTCTTGTCTAAAATCATTTCTTAAAGTTAATCCTATTGACCAGTTTCCATCTGAACCAATTGTTGCTATTCCGGTAGTACCAGTTATTCCAACAAAATTATTTAAGTTTAATAATTTATTATTTAAATTAAAATCTGTTCCTAGATAACGATCATAAGTTAATCCCCAGTAGTAAGTTTTACCGGGAACGACATTATTAGTATCTAGTATTAAATTAGTATAAGATACTCCAGGGGTCTCTAGACAAATTTCACATAAAGCATAATTCCATTCAGATCCATGTGGTCCTTCATATGAAATATAAAATTCTGGTGCTAGTGAATCATCAAAAATTGTGCATTGTTTTTCTAAAAGTTCTGTACCAACTTGAGTTTGTATTTTGAAAATTTCATCTCCTCCTTCACTAACCGAATCGTCTGTTGAAGTAAAGGAAATTTCATCTGAAAACCTTCCTGTGCTTGGATTTATGGTAAAGATACCAGTTTGAGGATCAGAATTTGTCGTATCTATATCTGCATTAAAATCAAAATTTGGAGTAACTGCAACTAGGGTATAACCAAAATTAGAAGATCCAATTGTTGGATTTAAGTTAGTTCCAATTAATTTAAAAGTTACTCTGTTATTTGGTGGTGTTTCATTAATAGATTCTGGAGTTGCCGATAAACTATAAAAACCTAAACTACTATTACAACTTTGACATCCTTCGCAACTACAATTTGTTGCCTGATTTCCATACCATGTTCCACATAAAGGAGCTCCTGCTCCATTATCATTTTTAGAATTTTGAATATTATTTAAATATTGGTGATATGTTCCATTAAAACACTGACATGTGGGTTCAACTGGATTGCAAGTAACTGTACTACAATCTTTAAAATTACAAAATGCACCACTATAGTTACAAATAAAATTACAATTTGCACATTCTCTTAAATCAATCAAATCTACATTAGGACAATTATGAATTCCTTGTACGCAATTTAACTGACTATATGCTATACCAGTACCATTTGATGGATTGGTAAATGTAACTGGTGTCCAGACTCCACATGCCCTCGGCGCAGGCCCCTGACCCAATTCACTACTAGTTATCGGTGTCAGCGAATAGTCCCATCCAGGAGAACCGGAATACTTAAAAGTTCCGTTGGTACATTGACCGCTAGTTGTAACATAGCAGGATTTTATTTCGTTTGCAGTTACGCAACAAGTACCCCATTGACATGCATTCGAATCGCATGTGTTAGATGCATTCCAGAATCCTCTATAATTTTGTTCACATTCTGTTTTAGTAATTCCTGTTTTACATTTTCCTCTTAATGTTTTTATATTTGGAACTGTTGTATTTTCTTCTTCTGCGTAGCAACATCTTCCTTTAATGTTGCATTGATCGCAGGAAGAAAAACTAGCAGACCAATACTTTCCTGTGTCATTATCAACGGGGGTAGGAAGACATCCATTCGCACCACAGCATGTGGACTGTGTAGTAATTTCACATGTATTATTTACATAATCGCAACAAAATCCTTGAAGTTGTGAAGTGCAAACATCGCATGTATCTGCCGCTGAATTCCATTGTCTATTAGTATATGGAATTGCTTCTCCTTCAACATTTTGATATAAACAATCAACTTCAGTCCAAAGTATACTTTGATCATAAGGATTTGTTGTGCATGTTTCAAAATTTCCGTCGTTTGTTCCAGTAGTTCTAGGAGTAGCACCATCTTGACAACATACACCTAATGTTCTTGGTATGTTACTACAACCACTTTCGACACATTGACCATTCTTGTAGTAATTATTCCATACAGTATCAAGATATATTCCAGTGTCTCTAATAAAATCACACTGTTGCTCTGTTATATGACCGTGGCAAACTTTATTTACACCATCATTAAGTGTAGAACAACATATACCTTTTTCAAAATTACATTCTTCAACGCAGTCGCCTTGAATTACAAATTTTAATCCTGTATCTTCATTACATCCAACGGTGCCACAGCATGATTGTTCTGTGTACCCTTGATTACAACCAACGGGTACTTGATTTACTGGTGATGTATTATAATTACAACACAATCCCCCCCCACAGGGATTCGATCCTGAACAAACTGAATTGGGTCCTCCCCATTGTCCACCATTAATATCACATTGTGCTTTATAATAATTTTCATTACATTGAATTGTATCTCCTACATCTATACAGCATCTTCCTGTAGGAAAATTACAACAATCTGGTCCATAATCACATTCAACACAACCAGATTTTGAAACCCAATTCATATTTCCAGGATTTCCTCCAACTGCATTTATGCAATCTTGTCTAGTCATCCATCCCATACATGCGTAAGTTTGTTTGTTGCAACATTGACCTTTATATGTACAGTCTGCACAATTTCCAGCTTCTTTAAAGATGTATCCCGTAGGACAAGTATTTCCACTATCGATCTGGCCATCTTCATCTATGTCTGCAGCCGATTGTCTAATGTATGTTTGTGTCTGTGTATCAAAAACTATTATAAGTTCACCAGTAGCAGTTGCATCTGGACCGCATTGAGTTGCAGGAATTCCTTCGGTAGATTCAAATGCAAAATCTTGAAGACTCAATGAAGAACTGTTTATATCAGGACAGCATTTCCCCGTAACTGGTTCCCTAAAGCAAGTCTGACAATCTACCGCATCTCCAGTAACATCATTCCATGTACTACTAACACAATCTGATTGTCCGGTTACCTTAGAATCACACGCTAGTATTTCACATTCTGCTTCCGTCACCAACTCAAAATAACAAGCTAAATCTCCATTAATTGCAGGACCAAGACAGCAAGTTCCTAATGGTTCTCCTGGTGGATCATCAACTTCATCAAAATATAGAGTATCTGATTTGTAGCACTTAGTTTTAATTAATTCTACTTTACTATTAATACCTGTTTCTGGTCTAGCAATCCAAGAAGATCCATCATGATACCAATAATAATATTTAAAATTATTATCATCTGGATCTTCTGTTGGTGCTGAATCGTTTGGTCCTGGAACTAGAATTGGACATGCATTCTCATTCCATACCCCACCTATTCTCCCGCACTCACATTGAGGCACATTATTTTTTAATCCAACTTCTGGATGAAGTGCAATTTTTAGATCATATTCATATTGATTACATTTGTCATCATCACTATTTTTTGTATCGACTGGAAATAAATCATTGTCAGTTAAGAAGGATTGATATTCTGCACTTTGTCTTGCATACAAACAAGAACAACAGCACCCAGAAGAACTACCTTTTAGACAATTAAAATTAGTAGGATCCTTTATTCCTGGATAGAATGTTCTCGTAACATAACTCCCAGGTCCTTGATCAGAATAGCATTTATTTGCAGTAGAAAGATATGAAGTATATTCTTCCCCTTGAAAATCTGGACTAACATTATGTTCGCAACATACTCCAACATCTGCTACATCAGAAGAATAGTCAACTACAGATTTTAATCTAGATCTAAATTGAAGTGTCATTTAATCCTCAAGCATATTTATATTACATATTTTCGCAGTTTGGTAGATTTTCATATTCTGAAGATAATCCAAAAACAGGTGCACAAATATCAATTTGTTTACCATTTTGAACAGTTTTTATTATTTTATATTGTATAGAGTATTTTTCGTCTATTTTCGCATAATTTAATTTTTTGTTAGAATCGGTAGATCTGAATGTAAAACCGGGAGCTCCAGGTCGTCTACTTGGAAATATCGAAGGTCCTCTATTCCCAGGATTAGAAGTCACTGGATCAGTCCAGTGATCAGAGATAAAACTTAAAGTATCTTGTGTTGTCCATTTTCTTGGAAGAAGACATGTTTTTATTGGAGTTTTGGGCGCGTTGGGAATGGATCCGCTTTTGTCTCCATATTCCCAATGATTTATCAGTGTTCCCATTGTTTGTGCATCATCACATTGTACAATTCTTCCGTGTGCATTTGAACTTACGCCTAAACCACATCCCTTATTTGCTTCAGATAGTTGTTCAATTGAAACTATATCTCCCCCACCTCCAGCATTATAAGATGAAAGCGAACTTGGAACTATTTGATCACGAATTGTTCTTTCTCCATCACGATTATACCGCTCATCGTTCCAAAA